GGCGGTCTGGACCACGGCTCCCCTGACGTTTCAGGTCAGCCCGGACGGCGGGACGACCTGGCAGGAGCTGTACGACGGCGCGGGCAACGAGGTGACGATAACCGCCGCAGCGGGTCAGTTCATCATTCCCTTGGCCGATCCCTCCTATCTCTGGCGCGGCATCAACATGCTTCAGGTGCGCAGCGGAACGGCGGGATCTCCGGTGAACCAGGTCGCCGCCGCTGTGGTGAACATCGTCACCCGATCGGAAATGCTGTGAAGGATGCAACACGATGATGGAACGCAGCGGCTACCGCAACCGCGCCCTCGTGGCGCCGGTGCGCAGGGACGGGGGGCCGGGCAGTGCGAACCACGCTGACGGTGACAGAGGAACCAACCGGGGAGCCGGTGTCGATCGAGCAAGTCAAGAGACACTGCCGGATCGACAGCAACGCGGACGACGAACTGCTGACGGGCTACCTGACCGCGGCTCGGGTCATGGCGGAGGGCTACCTTAGCCGCGCGCTCCTGACGCAGACGCTGCTGTGGACCATGCGGCCGTCATCCGACCTGCCTCGCGATCGTCTCCGGCTGCACGAAACCCTGGAACTGCCGCGCGCGCCGGTGCAGTCGATCCTGTCGGTAACGACGCTCGATGAATGGGGCAACGCCACAACGATCTCGCCCGCTTCGCTGCCGGTGACGCCGCCGGCGGTGATCCTTGGCTATGTCGCCGACCTGACGTTGGAGCCGGCAACGCTGTTCATCGGCCCCGAAACGGTACTTAGCGGCGGCTTTGCGGCCTACCGAACCAAGCTGCAACATCTGCAAGTCTCGATGGTCGCCGGCTATGGCGAGGCAGACGATGTGCCCTCGACGGTGATCCAGGCGATTATGATGACCACGGCATTTCTTTACGAACATCGTGGTGACTCTGCGGCTACGATGCCGGAAGCGGCGCAGTGGTTGCTCGACCGGCAGCGGTTGCAGTTCCTCGGCGGTTGATGCGATGGCTTTGCCAGAACCCGCACCTGGACCGGACCCGAATGCGGTTCGGATCGGCTCGCTGCGCTGGCGGGTGGTGATTGCGACCCGCGAGCAGGCGGCGGACCCGGACAGCCCGGGATTTCTGGAAACCATCGCGAAACGGCAGACTGTGCGGGCCGATGTCCAGCCGATCGGAACGATGACGTTCTATGCGGCGGAACAGGTCAACACCCCGGTCACGCATCGCATCGTCATTCGGTGGCTCGATTGGGTTGACACGACGCACGTCATTTTTCGTGTCACGAAGCGACCGGATGAGAGCGAAATGGTCGAGCGGTTCCGGGTGCGGCGCGTGATGCCGATCGACGGCCGCCAGCGGTTTCTGCGGCTCGATTGTGAACTGGAGAAACGCGTCTGATGCCCCTCCTGCACATCACCGTGCCGGGCGGCTGGACGATCGTGGCCGGCAAGCAGCAGGTGCGCGCCGTCATGCGCGGCGTCGGTGCCGAGGTTGTGGCGCGCGCCCGCGCCCTGATCCGGGCGGGCGGCAGAAAACACCCGTCAGCTCCCGGCGAGCCGCCGCGGAGCGTCTCGGGGAAGCTGGCGCGGTCTATCCGCGCCCGGGTCTGGAAGGACGGCGAGGGAGTCACCATCCGCGCCTCCGAGTTCTACGCGCTGTTCCTGTCGCGCGGCGCGAAGGGCGGCGGCGGTGACACAAGCAAAGCATCCAGCTTCGTGTTAGCCGCTTCGATCGGGCCTCGCCGCATGAAGCGCGGCGCGATCTCGAAGAAGCGCATCCTGCTGCCGCGTCCATTCCTGGAGCCGGCACTCGACCAGGCTATCGCGAACGGCCTGGCTGACCGAGTGCGCATCGCGGTGATCAGCGGGCTGAAGTTTCAGCGGGGGAAGCGGTGATGTTCGGTCAGGCCGTGGCCCGTTCACGCCACTTCCGTCACCCCGACAACCAACCGGTGTCCAAGTTCTCGCAGCGCACGCTCGATGACATCGATATGACTGCGGTGCAGGGGATCGCGCAGACGCCGCACCGCCTTTTCATCCAGGCCCAGCCGATGAGCCAGCGCGACGTTGGAGACACCACCGGCCAGCATGGACTCGTGCAATGCGAGCTTGGCCGCCACCAGAGGCGGAACGTAGGCAACCGGCCGGCCGCGCGCCGGCGAAGGCCGCGGCAGCGGGCGGCCATCGTCCGTGTAGAAGCTCAGGGCAGTGACCAGAGCGTCCTCGGCCATGGTCGCTGCTTCCTCGCGTGTATCGCCCTGCGTGATCGCCTCCGGAACGTCCGGAAAGGTGACGGTGAAGCCGCCTTCGGGTTGGGTTTCCAAGTGGTAAGGATAGGCGTAGCGCATCGCTCAGTTCTCCAGATCATCGGGCGTGACATCGATCTGCTTCAGGATGCCGCGCAGCGTCCCGGTCTTCAGGTCCGAGGGGTGACGCGGCACAACGGTTTGCTTGCCATTGATCCGCACCTTCGTGTGGTTGCCGCCCTCGCTGATGCTGAAATCCCACCCACGCCGGTTTGCCAGGCGGCGGAGGCGGCGCAGGAGCTCGGCGGCTTTCATCGGCACCAATTCGGACGCCTGTGTCCGATTGTCAAGCCACTGACCGGACCAATCTGATGAACATTTCGCAAGTGATCGAGCAGCTCCGGCGCTACTGCCCGGAGCTGGGCGGGCGCGTCGGCGGTGCGGCCGATTTTGAAACCGGAGTCGAGTCCGTCATCGCGATCACCGATCCGGCGACCGGGAAGTTCGTCTATCCGGCGGCCGTGGTGATCCCGCTGGAGGATGAAACCGGTAGCAACGACCTGCTGGACGGCAACCTCCAAATCGTCACCGAGACCATCGGCGTGATTGTCGAGTTCGACGCCTCGGCCGATCGCCGCGGCCAAGCCGGCGTGAGCCAAGTCGAGGCGATGAAGTACGCGCTGTTCCGTGCGCTGCTGGCGTGGAACATCGACCCCGACCGGGGCGCGCGCGGTCTCTATTACGCGGGCGGCGAGCTGCTGACCTTCGATCGCGCCCGCCTGTTCTGGATGTACCGGATGAGCTTCGAGGCGACGATCAGCGATGCCGACGGCTTCGTGCCGCGTGGCGATCCGCTGACGAACGTCACTGAAACAATCCAACCCGACGATCCGACCAAGCTCGCAACACCGATCATCGCCGAGGAAGCCGTCCGCGGGACGGTCGCGGTCTGGGGTGGGTTCGTTTGGGATGATGGAGACGTGTGGGGATGACGCAATCTTGCCAACGGTCGCGAAGCGAACGTGATGCGTCATTCGTCGAAAGGCGGTCAGCACGATGACAATCGCGACCGGCGATGAAGCACTCGCAGCAGATGTCCTGGCGGTGCAGGCGACGGCGGCATCTGCCCTGACCGCGGCGGGAACGGCGCTCGCCAATTCCGCGACTGCGCTGTCAAACTCTATTGCGGCGCAGGCCTCGGCGACTTCTGCTGCGGCGCTCGCGGCGGTTGCGCTCTCGGTGCCGGCACTGGACGTGGTTTCGTCGGTGGCATCGACCGATACCGTACCGATCGGGCAGGGCGGCAGCACCGTGGCGGTGACTCTGCAAACCCTGCTCAACCCGGAGACGATCGATCTGTTGTCGGCTGCCAGTCCGGCCTCCGACACCGACACCTTCCCCAGCGGCCAGGGCAGCAACGTGCTGCTGCGGCAGACGCTGTCCGGGGTGTGGTCGCTCATGGCATCGCATCTGCCTGGCTATCACCGTCCGGTGGTGGAGCTCACGGAGAACACCAACCTCGACGGTTCGACGCACAACAATGCGCTGCTGATCTGCAGCCAGGCGGTGACCATCACGCCGACCGGCACGATGGGCAGCGGCTTCATGTGCGACGTGGTGAACGTCAGTGGCAGCAACGTGACTCTCGGGGCAGGCATCACCACCAGCAACGCTGGCAATGTCCTGCCGACCGGGGAATCGGCGCGCATTTGCTCGGCCACCTATAGCGGCGGCACGGTGAACTTCGCCACGCTCTCGGCGGGCAGCGGGGGCCCCGCACCGGCTGCGCCGGGCCAGGTCACCGGGCTTGCCACGTCCGGCGCCACGTCCTCGACCATGACGCTGAGCTGGACCGCGCCCGGCAGCGGCGGCACGCCGACGGCCTACACCGTGAACTACCGTGTCACCGGCAGCGGTCCGTGGAGTTCCGCCACCACCAGTGCCAGCGCATCGCCCTACACGGTGACCGGCTTGTCGGCCTCGACCTCGTATGACTTCGAGGTCATCGCGACCAACAGCGGCGGCAGCGGCACCGCATCATCGGCCGTCACCGCATCGACCGACGCGGCCGGCGCGGCGCCCGGCGCGCCCACGAACCTTGCCGCGGGCGCGGCGACCAGCAGCACGATGACGCTGACCTGGAGTGCGCCGGGAAGCGGAGGCACCGTCTCGGGCTTCTCTGCCTACTTCAAGCTGCACTCGGGCAGCACGTGGTCGCTGGCGACGGCGGGCCTGGCCGCGAGCGCGACCAGCTACACGGTGACCACCCTGGCCTCCGGCACGTCCTACGATTTCTATGTGGCGGCGAACTCCGCCGGCAATGGCAGCACGGCGTCGGGCACCGTGACCGCATCCACCACCACGATCGCCGGGCCGAACGCGGTGACCGCGCTCGCCGCCGGCACGGTGACCAACTTCACCGTGCCGCTGTCGTGGACGGCGCCCGCGGTCGATAGTTCGCATGGGGCGGCGGCAACCTACACGATCCAGTATCGCATCAATGGCTCTTCGAATTGGGTCACCGCCGCGGCCGGCATCGCCAACGCGTATTACACGGTCACCGGCCTGATCGCCGGGTTGGAATACCAGTTCAACGTGTTCGGGGTGAACGCGGCCGGCAGCGGCCCCGGCACGACCGTGACCGCCACGCCGGGACCAGCGCTCGGCAGCTTCACCTATTGGGGCACCGGCGGTTATCCGATTGCCCCGGTGGCGCACGGTTCGACCGGGGCGATCGCCACCTTCTGCACCAGTTCGTCGGTCGCCTCGGCGAGCTTCGGATGGTCGGCAACCCAGGTCGATCCACCGGCGACGTTGCAGGCGATGACGTTGTTCAACGGCAATCCCCTGGTTTACGGCTCCTACTCCGCGAACATGCCCGCATCGGCCGGCACCTGGTACGGCTGGATGATCTTCTACGACAGCGGCGGCGACGCCGTGTTCGCGGTGATCGCGAGCACCACCCAGACGATGCAGAACGGCACGGCGATCACCGCCGCCGTCACCGCCACATGAGTGTGTTCCAAGCCGGGCCGGGCGCGGCGCTGGGCCTCGGCGCCGGCCAGGTATTGCTGGCGGCACCGCTGAGCAGCGCCACAGCGCCAACCCCTCCGCCGGTCACCTCGGCGACGCCGGGGAGTATCGCGGGGCTGTCCGGCTGGTGGGACGCGGGCGCCCCCGCCAACATGGTGAACGCGGCCGGCGTGCCGCTGGCGAGCCTGTCGGGCGGCTCGGTGGCCGCGCTGACCGATCTCTCCGGGTCGGGCCGCGCGATGGTGCCCAGCCTGCCCGTGCAGGCCGCGCCGCGCATCAACGGCCTGTTGGGCGGGGCGGGCCTCCCGACCGCAATGCCGGCCGGCGCGGGCCTGGCGCCATTGCTCGATCCGCGCGTCGGGTTCGCCGTGAACGGGCTGTCGATGGGGTCGGGCAGTTCCTGGACCAGGTACCTGGTTTGGACGCGCCCGAACCTGCGCGCCGGCACGAGCTACGACGCCGATCCGGTGGCGCTGCTGACCATCGGCTCAACCGTGGTGCTGGCGCTGGACAGCGTCGTCGCCGGCCGCCTGGTACTGTTCCCCGGCACGGCGCAGACCGTGTTGTCGGTCACGATGGAACGCCGGCACACCCACAACGTCATCCTGCGCTACACCGCGGGGACGGGCGTGGACGCCTGGCTCGACGGCGTGAAGGTGGCGAGCGCCGTCGCGAACCCGCTGCCCGCCAGCAACCCCGGCACCCTCACCGTCCTGTCCGATACGACCGCGCAGGGATCGGCGCAGTGCTGGTTCAACGAGGCGGCGACCTGGGAGCGCGCGCTGTCATCGGCGGAGGTGACCACGCTGATCACCGCCTCGGCGCGGTGGCTGTGCGGCGCGCGGCGCGGCGTGAACCTGCTGGTGATCGGCCAGAGCAACGCGGTCAACTCGCTGGCGGATGGGGCGTGGAACCTGTGCGCGCAGGGCCTAGCCTGGCACCTGGGCGCGGCCAGCTACGGCGTGATCGGCGGCCAGGGCAGCGCGGCCTACACCGCGATCGGCGGCCACGGCATCTACAACGTGCGCCAGCCGCCGGGCACGGGCGGCGTCTACATCCCCGGCAACTTCCTGGCGGACCCGGGAGACGGCTCCAATCCGGGCGACTGGGGCCTCGGCGCGGACGGCCTCGCGGTCGAGGCGTATCTCGCCGCGTGGTCCGCGGCCGACCTGGGGGACATCGCGGCGATCGTATGGCCGTGGTTCGAAAGCGACAGCACGCGCGCATACGGCGAGGGCGCGTTCTGGCAGGCCGGTGCACAGAATTTTATGGCGCTGGTGCGTGGCATGCTCGGCCGCTCGGCCGCGTCGCTGCCGCTGGCCTGGTGGGACCCGATCGCGTTCTGGACGTCCCCCGGCATCCTGATGATCCGCAACGCGATGCCGGCGGTGTCGCTGCTGGCGGCTCAGAACGCGGTGTGCGCGATGCCCCTGACGGCCGACAGCAACCCGCGCGGCGCGACCTGGGATGCGAACACGGGCCTGGTGACCGGGGGCGACTACAACCACCTGGACGCGACCGACAATCTGCGGCTGGGACAGGTCGCGGCCGGTCCGATCGCGCGGGCGGTGCTGGCATCGAGCGGCGGCGACAGCATCACCACGATACCGCCTGGGATGCCGAGCGTCGGGCCGACGATCACGCACGCCTACCGGCAGAGCGACACCGTGATCATCGTCACCGTGGCGCACGACGCGGGGACCGACCTGATCGTGCCGCTGCAAGCGGTGAACGGGGTCGGCTGGGCGGTGATGGATGGCGGGTCGGAGGCGGTGCCGGGAACCGTCCGAACAGCGACAGCGTGCGCGCGGGTGGATGCGACGCATCTGCAGGTGACGCTTGGATCCGCGCTGACCTCGGCCAGCTCGGGGTGCCTGCTGTTCTACCCCTATGGCAACACCTGGATTTATCGCGGCAATGCGGTGACCGACAACGCGGCGTCGGTGGAGCGGCCGGCGGGGTGGGACATCGGCGCGGACCTCGGCAGCGGCTGGGACTGGAACTTGCCGGTGCAGGCGACGAACACGCCGATCCAGCTCAGCGATGGCCCAACATAACAGGAGGGCCGCATGACGGCTGAATGTCCCGTCGAGGCCTCGATGCGCGAGCGCGTGGCAGTGGTGGAAACGCTGCTGCTGACTGTCACCTGGTCGGTGGAAAAGCTTGCAGCGACGGTCGAAACGCTGTCCGAGCGGGTGAACCAGGAAAGGGGCCAGAATTCTGTCACGTCGCGGCTGGACTCGGCCGTGATCGCGGGCGGCGCGGGCCTGGCAGGGGCGCTGGTTACGATGTTGATCAACCTCCTCTTGCATCACGCACCATAGGCGCTGGCCACAGCCACTTTGGATGGATTCTTACCTCTGCAGATTGACGCCTGAAACTGGGCAGCCCGCCCGTTCTAGAGTACGTCTCCGAAGAGTGCCTCGAAGCTGCGAAGCCGCCGTAGCTTCCGTGGTTAATATTGTCGTCGAACCCTGTGCCAAGCTCGGTGCGGCTCCGCCCACGGCCGCCTCGCAAACATTTGCATGTGCACGATAAGTGGCATCAATGGCGGTCAGAAAGTTGCTGTATTCATCGAAAGCAAAACTTGGTACTGCTTTGAGCACCGGCAGTCGGCGCAACATGTGCGCGTGGTCAGCTGAGAATGCCCCGCTGAAGCCAGGGTCTTGGCCACTCATATCAAGGCGCACCACGTTTTCGTAGCTAGCACGACTAAAATCCGCCGCCAGCTTCATCGCTACTGCCGAGCCGTGGAGAAGCTCCGTGAGCCGATGAAGGCCAAGTAGGATAGCGCACCGATCTTCGTCCTTTATAGCTACTTCCAAACGTGATAGATTGACAATTAACAATTGTATGCACACGAAAAAAAGCTGGTGGTTCACTTTCCAGCGAACTAGGGGATTTCCCCGATAAGGATGGGTGAGACCGGTTTCAGCGGCAGCGTCCATTATTGCCTCCCAACGACTTCACTCGGTAGCAGCAGCCTTAGGCCTGCTTTGAGTGCTAGAATTATTTGGCGTTCCTCCCAAGGAGAAAGACTATGCCCGAGAGTCGCGTTCTCGCTGGCGATTGAGGTGACAGTAAGCAGCGCTGCCGCAAGAACTGAGCCAGGCGAGCTTCTAGCCACACGCGTGATCAGAAAGTACTCGTCATACTCCCTATTTTTAGCTGTCTCTCGGTGTTGGTAGGGGCGTCCGTCCGGGACGTCCGATAGTGTCCAGCGCCTACCTTCTAAGTCACCACTTGCCTTCCGCAAATCCGCAAGGTTCCAAGAAGTGGTACCCAGGAAAGCCAGCGACGCTGAGGTAATGTCCTGATCTTGTATATGCGTCTGATGATCGAGTAGCTCAGGTGGGGGAAGAGCCAATGTCCTCATGTGTGCCTCCGACATAGCTGACTGTCGCCAAGAATTTCTGAAGGCGTCAAAAAAGGGCCAAACGCGTCGGCACCCGTTGATAAGCGGCTAGCCGTTCTGTGAATTATTCCGGAGTGCATTGCGGTTAGCCCCTCGACGTTGACCTAAATTCCCTCAACTGGAGGGCTGCGACCTCGCCTTAGACCCCGAACTCGACATCCATTCGACGCGCGGCCAATCGGCGTAAGCGCCGCACGAATCCGGGCGCGATGTTGTCATCCACCGCCAGTACGCCTATGCTGGAGCAGCCATAGGAGGATCTACGGCGAGCTTCAGGAAGCGTGGATAGCGGATGCTGGCGGGGGACAAAGCTATCAGGCTGTACGTGACGCTCTCTTACTGCGACGAGCGCAAAAATGCCTTGCCGCGGCCCCCGCACACCAGCCCGATTTGGTCCCCAATTTACCCCCCAGAAGGCTACCCAAAATGACAGGCACGCCTTGGAATCGAGAACATGGACTGAGGGTGAAAGAGTTGCGGGGGCAACGTCGCCTTACCCAGGCGGAGCTTGCCGACAAGGCAAAAGTCAGTTTGAATACGTTGCAAGCTCTTGAACAGGGTAACACCAAAGATCCGCGTAACGTGACCCTAAACAGAATTGCGAGCGCCTTGTCGGTGCAATCATCAGCCTTTTGGAACTTTGGCGAGCGTACGGGCTGCGACGGTCACGACAGCACTGATTTGGCGGCGCCTGACGAGCCGAGGCGGTTAGAACCACGGATAGAGTTTCTCCAAAATGCAGTCCGTGTACCTACGTTCCGAATGAATGATCGCCGTCTTGCGCAACTGGTAAGGGTGGAGGACGACGCTTTATACGACGGCAGCGACAACGGTAGCTACGCAAGCATAATTTTGGCATATGCGCTGCTTAAATTAGGGCCGAACGCCTGCAAGGTGCATAGAGACAAGCTTACTCACACGAGGAGCCTGGCGGGGAAGGCAGAACCTGAGAGCATGGCAGCCCGCTGGGTATTGGGGCGGATTGATCTCGCGATCTTGTCGATATCAAAGGATGCGAACGAACGCATCGCCTTGGCGCGGAACGCCTATAAAATGTTTACTGAAATTGAGAGGACTAAACTGCAGCGACCAGTGCTCCTTCCTGGCTCCACGCAAGAATACCCTCTGAGCAGCCTACGGGACGACGGAGACCCGGGCTTTGACCCGGTAGTGCAGGAGGTCGTGATCCCTCATCACTACATAGTTGCTTCCATCAAAATACTGGCTCATCACGAGGGAGTCGTTGGGGATAAGCGGCTCTTATGCGTGCCGAAGTACTGCAGAGAGCTGACTAGATCTTTTGATGCAGTCGGCCCAGAGTTGAACATTGAGGTTGAGGAAACGGGTGCTCACGCGATTGCTTATCGCCGCGGTCTAACGACGGCCGGGTCTGTTGCCGACCGGATAGTGAGGCTTCGAGATCGTATACAGGCAGCCGGTTCTTGTAATTTAATCCCAGGACGCAAAGAAAAGGAGTGGCTTGCGCATACAGCGGCATCGCTTGCGATTATTGCGAAGAGTGGTCAGGAATATCGTTGCGCAATAGATGCTATGCGGACCAACTTAATGCAGCTCGTCGCAATAAGGGATTCCGTTCCGGACTCCATAGTGCTCGACGACGAATATCGCCTCGCGATCGAATCTTGTCATCGCGACGGGTTTACGGAATTGTTGAACGATCTGTCTTTACAAACGAAAAATATGCATGATGAGGTTGCAATGTCTATAGAGTCCAAGGAACCGGATCAGCCAAAGCTTTGAGTTTTCATAGATCCAGTGGCGTTCTACCGACCGGCCGGGCCGCGGGCTTCTTGCTGACTAGTGGCGGCTGCATCGGTGCGCAGGGCCAGTTCTTCACATCTTACTGTTGGAATCTGTGACTAATATCAGCATTGTCGCCCACATTAGTTGCATCGAGCAGTGCCAATCTTGGCAGTTCAAGTCCCGTCAAGTCTGTTCATGCCTTTTTGGGCCGGAATACGGGATCCAAGCTCCTAGCAACCCCGGGCGCCGAATGTTCGCGTCGGGTCGCTTCCGGCCGTAACCGCCCAGCCAGCCTCCGCAGGCAACTCTTACACTCCGAGGAAGCAATGCTCGTCAAACCGGGACTTCGGCAGGATGATCCCACCATCCCCTTGATCGTGCGCGGGCCGAACAAGCGCTTGTTGTCACCGCAGGGCGAGGATGTTCCCGAGGTAACCTTCTGGCACCGCCGCGTCCGCGATGGCGACGTGGTGCTGGCCGACCCACCGGCCCCGCCTTCGCCCCCGCCTCAGCCGCCTCTCTCCGACGCCGTGGTTCCGTCGATGATCGACTATGCCGCCGCGCGGGCGGCGGCGGATGCATTCGAGTGGCACCCGTCGCCAGCCACCGACCAACTCGAACATCTTGCCGCCGAGCCGCTTCCACTGACCGCGGCCGAACATGAGCCGGACCCTGCGGCGCCGCTTCTCACCCGTGACGAACCCCCGGGTCAATCGCCCGACGACACGCACCACGCGGAGACCAAGCCGTGAGCTACAGCGCCTCGCTCGCCTTCAAGTATTTCCCATGGCAGTACTGGCGCCCGTCCGGCGTCAATGCCGAGTTCGACCCCAGCCAGGCCAACACCGCGACGCAGAATGCGCGCGCACTGCTGATCGGCCAGATCACCAGCGCGGGCACCGCAACGCCGAACATCGCGGTGCAGGCGTACAGCCAGACCCAGGTCAACGGCCTGTGCGGACTGAACTCGATGCTGGCGCTGAAATACGCCGCCTACCGCGCGATGGACCCGTTCGGCGAGGTCTGGCTCGGCCCGCTGGCAGACGCGAGCGGCGGCACCGCCGCGACCGGCAGCATCAGCTTCACCGGCCCGGCTACCGCCGCCGGCACGCTGCCGCTGTATCTGATGGGCGTGTCGATCCCGGTCGCGGTGAACAGCGGCGACACCGCGTCAATCATCGCGACCAACACGGTTACCGCGATCGCGGCCTCGGCCGGCGTTGCATGCACGGCCGCGGTTGACGGGACGAACGCCAACCAGGTCGATCTGACCGCGCTGCACAAGGGCCTCGCGCTCAACGACATCGACATCCGGTTCGCCTATCGCGGCGCGCAGAACGGCGAGGTCGTACCGCCGGGCGTGGGTTACACGATCACCGCCTTCTCCGGCGGCGCGACCAACCCGACCCTGACCACGCTGCTGTCGAACCTGGGCGTCCAGCTCTTCGACTATATCGACCTGCCGTACACCGACACGACCAGCCTCAATGCGTTGCAGACGTTCCTCTCCGATGCGTCGGGCCGCTGGGCGGCGGAGACGATGCTGTACGGGCACGTGTTCTCGGCCTGGCGCGGCACCTTCAGCGCGCGGACGACCTTCGGCACGGGGCGCAACGACCAGCACGCGAGCATCCTGGGGTTCTACAACAGCCCGACGCCGGCGTGGCTGGAGGCGTCCGACTGGTGCGCCGCGCATGTCATCCGGCTGCGCGTCAACCCGGCGCAGGGGCTTGCGACGCAGGTGCTGAACCTGCTGCCGCCGCCGATCGCCTCGCAGGACACGCCGGCGGAGCGCAACACCCTGCTGTTCGATGGCATCAGCACGTTCACGGTGGATTCAGCCGGGGTGTGCCGGATCGACCGGTCGATCACCACGTACCAGAGCAACGCGAGCGGCCAGCCGGACAATTCGTATCTGAACACCAACATCATGTTCCAGGCGATGTACGCGGCGCGCTATATTGCCGATCAGATCACCAGCCAATTCATCGCTCCGGGCAAGATCCTGGTGAGCAACGGGACGCTGATCCCGCCCGGTTCGCCCGCCACCACGCCGAACGCGATACTGGGGGCGGTGATCGCGGTCTATGCCTACCTGGCGAGCATCTTCATCGTGCAGAACGTGCAGACCTTTGCACAGAACGCCACCGCGGGGCCGGGGACCAAGGGGCAGGTGCTAATGTATCTGCCGCTCGATTTCAGCGACCAGGTCATCAACGTCGGCCTGCTCATCCAATTCCAGCAGAGCACTTGAGGGAGCTGATCCATGTCGGGAACTCTGGCACCAAGCACGCCGACCAATCGCCGGCTCGCCGGCATCACCGCGGCGAGCGTCAACGGCAGTGCGATCTCTGTCATTGAATTTATCTGGGACCCGGCGAACGTCGAGAACACGACGATGAGCAGCCTGTCCGGCGTTGACGGTTACGATCAGAAGCCAGTCGCGCCCTACATCTCGGGCAAGTTCCGCGATACCGGTTCCAACAGCGTCACGTCATTCACCGGGCTGAGCAACGCGACGGTGGTGTTCCTGCTGGCCAACGGCAAGCAGATCGTCGGGCACAACCTTTGGTATGTCGGCCGCCCCGGCGTGAACGGTGCCGACGCGGGATTTGATTTCCGGTTTGAGGGCGTGGCCGGAACCATCATGGAAATTGGAGCAAAATCATGACCGAATGGGTGCCGGTGCCAGAGCCGATCGTCTGGACGCTGCCGAAGCCGCAGATGCATGGCGGCATGCAATACACGACGCTGACCGTAGGTGCGCCGACTTCGGAAGACGTGTTGAAGGCGACGGCGGTTCACGGCGCGAGCGGCCTCGACGTGACCCTGCGCATGCTGGAATCCGCTTCGGCGGAGCATGTGCCGTACGACGTGCTGAAAGTGCAGCCGCACTGGTTCAACCAGCAGATCGCGGATTACCTGGAGGAGTTCGTGGGCGCGCCAGCCCCCGACCCTTTGGAGAGCTGGCGGGCCGCGCGGCGCAAGGCCGTGCTGGCCGAGGCCGCGGCCGAGGCTTTGGCGGCCGAGCAAGCAGCGAAGGCCGCCGCCGCGTTGGCAGCGGCAGCGGCGCCGACCTCCTGATCCTGCTCGCCCGATCGGGTGAGCTGGAGATTCAGGCGGCGAGGGTCGGTCGCTTCTATGGCGACGGCCTGCGCTGGGCGCTGATCCTGCCGCTTTCGGCGCTGCTGCGTTGGGCAAGCCTGATGCCTCGAATCACGGAGCGCGAACGTGGCGGGTAAATCAGCCGGGTTCGCAATCGGCGTCGGCATCAATGATGCCGCGAGTGCAGGCCTCGATGCGATCAACAAGCGCATCGCCGCGCTGACTGCGCCGGCCGATCGGTTCAACAAAAGCCTGGCGAAATTCGGCGAGGTCACCGGGATCAACCGCGCCGCCGAGGGCATGCAAACGCTCGGCGATCGAGCGCTCGGCGCGGCACGGGCGGTGGAACGTTTGGCCGGCCCGATGGTCGGGATTACCTCCGCCGCCAGCCTCGGCGGGATGGTCGAACTGAGCCGGCGGTGGGCCGACGCGGGCAATTCGATCAGCAAGACCGCGAACCTGCTGAACACGCCGGTCGATCGGCTGAGTGCATTGCGCGGTGCCGCCCGGTTGGCCGGCAGCTCGGCCGAAGCGATGGACAGCAGCCTGAAAGGGCTGTCCGAAACGTTGCATGCGGCGTTCTATAACCGCGACGCCACCGCGCAGATGAGTTTGAAGGCGCTCGGCATCGACTGGCGCGACCAGCAGGGCAACATCACCAAGACCGAGGATGCGCTCGGCAAGCTGGCGAACAAGGCGTCCACCTATACCGACAAGGCTACGGCTGGCCGGGCGCTCGCGGCGGTCGGTGTCGACAAGGATTTGCTGCCGCTGCTGGAGAAAGGACAGGCAGGCCTTGATGACTTCGTTCGCCGGGCGCGGGAGACCGGCGGCGTGATGACCGCCGAGATGGCGGCCAACGCGAAGAAGATGAATGCGTCCTGGTCGGAACTCGGCTTGGCGATCGAGGGCGTCGGCAATCGCATCGTGGATAGCTGGTCGGGCACCGCGACCAAGGTTCTCGACACCACGTCGCATTGGATCGAACACAACAAAGACCTGGCAGACTCCTACGGGAAGAATGCCGGCGCCGTCCTCGGCGCGGTTGCCGCACTATCTGCCATCAAGCCGGCGGTATGGATATTGCGCGCGCTCGGCCTGCTCGGGCCGACTGAGCTGTTGGCGGTGAGCGCCGGCATCGGCGCGCTGGCAAATCAGCTTCCGCCGGCGAAGACGTTTGACGACACCAGGACGATCTTCACGCCGGGCGGTGTTCACCTGCCCTTTGCCCCGCTCGGCTCCCCGTTCAACCCGGCGTCATCGTCGGATGACTATCGCCCGCCTTGGTACGAACGTGCATGGCATTGGCTTAGTGCCACCAGCAATCGCGCCGCGTCGCGGAGCCTGTTGAACAAGGAGAACCAAGAGCGGGCGGCTGGCGTTCGCGATGCTCTCGCGAGTGACCTCGGCATCACCAAGGATCAGGCCGCCGGCATCGTGTCGAACCTGATGGCTGAGTCCGGCTTGCAAGGGATCAACGAGGAACATCCGCTGATCCCCGGCTCGCGCGGCGGTTTCGGTTGGGCGCAGTGGACGGGTCCGCGGCGTGTCGAGTTCGAGCAATGGGCGGCGGCGCACCATCTGGACCCATCCTCGGATGAGGCAAACTACGGCTTCCTTGTCGAGGATCTCCGCAGCGGCAGGAACGCCGCCCTGATGAGCAGCGTGCGCGGTTCACCCGATGCCTTCGGTGCAGCGAATGCGTTCTTTCCGTACGAAAGCGGTGGCGCGGTCGGCCTGGAATCGCAACGTGCCGGGCATGTCGTGAGCGCGCCGGCCATCGCGAGCCTGGCCGGGCATGTCCAGGTGGACGTGCATCTGCACAACGCACCGCAGGGCACGACGGCAACGGCGGTCGGCACGGGCGCGGTCAGCGCGTCGCCGCCGAGGATCGAACACAGCATGCCGATGGTCGGCGGTCCGTGGAGCTAACGCGATGAGCGGCTTTACCGGGGTCACTGGTATTGCGCCGCCGACCAGCATCGCGGGCTTCATGGGCCTGCTGCAAACGGCGAGCTTCCGCGGTGTGCCGTTCAAGGTGATCGCCGCGCAGGCCAAAAAGGGCCGGCGGCAGGCGATCCACGAATACCCCTATGTCGATGGCGGCTGGCCCGAGGACATGGGCCGCGCGCTGCGAATCTATAGCTTTTCCGGCTACCTGATCGGCGATCTGGCGCCGGTCATGCAGCTCTTGCTCGACAACGCGGTGGAGACGAAGGGTCCGGGACTGCTGATCCACCCGACGATCGGCGCAGTGAAGGTGGCAGTCGGGTCGGCCTCGACCGCGATCCACCGCGACAAGATGCGGGTGATCGAGGTCGCGTTCCAATTCATCGAAGCCGGCAGCCCGGTCTTCCCGGCCACGATCATCGCCACCGCGGTTGCCGTGTTCGCCGCGGCCGACAGCGCATTGACGGCCTCCGGCAGCGACCTGGGCGGCACGGCGATCCCGGCCGCCACAGCCGGCCCGGCCGTTACCGGCGAGGGGCAGGCGGTGGTGACCAGTTTCGCCGCGGCGACGATCGCCGGTGGCGCCAACCCGACCGCGATCGTCGGCATGGCAGCGGCCCTCCCGGCGCCCGATGCCAATACCACCTATGGCCGCTACGGCGCGGGCTCAGCCTCGGTCATGCTGCCGATCGGCACCACGGTGGCGACGCTACAGGCCCAGCTAGCGAATCAGCGTGCCGCGCTGGCCCTGGCCGCCTCCGGCGCCGCCGCAGCCGCTGCCTCGTACGGTGCCTCCACCGACATGCTGGACGCCCTGGCGGCGCTGGTGGAGGCGATGCGGGCCGGCATCACCGATCCGGCCGACCAGGTGCAGGTCCTGCTCGCACTGGCCGGGTTCACCTTCGCGGACAGTGCCGGCGGGACCGTGGGCATCGGTGCCGCGATGGCCGCCATGCGCGACGCGATGGCGGCGGCGTGCCGGCGGGCCACGCTGGTCAGCCTGGCGCGCGCATCGGCGTCCTACCAGCCGAGCAGCTACAACGACGCCGCCGCGCTGCGCGTGTCGCTGGCCGCTGCGCTGGACAGCGAGATCACCGCCGCGGGGGACGCCGGCGAGGATGTGACCTATACCGCCTTGAAGACGCTCCGCTCGGCCGTGGTGCAGGACCTGACGGCGCGCGGCGCCAGCCTGCCGAGCATCGTGACGGTCAACCTGCAGCTCCCGCTGCCGTCGTTGGTGATCGCGCAGCGGCTTTACCGCGACGTCAGCCGGTCGGATCAGATCGCGGCGGAATCAGGTGCGATCCATCCGGCGTTTTGCCCGACCACGTTTCAGGCACTGGCCTCCGGCACCGGCCCGACGGTGAACCCAACCTATGACCTGGCGGCGGGCGCGAGCGTCCCGCTGATCGCGCCGGCCGCGAGCGTTGGCGTCTACCAGCTTCCCTCCCCGAACCCGCCGCTGGGCCTGACAGTGGTCAGCACGACGGCGAGCACCGCAGTGTTGTCGTGGTCGCCGGCGACGTCCGGCGGTCTGGCGTCGGGCTACATCATCCAGGTCAGCGCGCATGGCGTCGGTATCTGGTCAACCGCGGGCACGGTCGGGCCGTCGCCGACCGGCTTCACGGTCACCAGCCTGTCGAGCAATACGGCGTACGACTTCCAGGTGCTGGCGAGCAACGCCTCGGGCGTTGGACCTCCGTCGAACCTGGCAACGGCCACCACGGCGCTCAACCCGCCGAACGCGCCGGCCGGGCTTGTGGCGGCGGCCGGCTCGCCGGCCTATAGCGTGGTCGCGCTGTCGTGGACGGCTTCGGCCTCGGACGGCACGCACGACGCCGCAGCGAGCTACACGGTGCAATACCAGGTGGCGCCGGGCGGAGGCTGGACGATTTTCGGCGCGCCGGTCGCCGGGACGTCGGTCAGCGTGACCGGGCTGGCGCACGCGACCGCCTACAATTTCCAGGTGATCGCCACCAACAGCGCGGGCACCGCCACGTCATCGCCCGCGAGCGCGACCACCTCGGCCGCTGCGCCGAATGTGCCTGGGGGCCTTGCGGCGGGGACGCTGCTGGCGATCACCACGTCGAGCGTCGCCATCTCCTGGTCGGCAGCGGCGATCGACGGCTCGCATGACGCGGCGAGCAGCTACACCGCGCAGTATCGCGTGGCGAGCGTGGGCGGTGCCTGGACCCAGGTGACCGGGATCAGCGGCACCGCGACGACGATCTCCGGGCTTAGCGCGGGCACGGAGTATGATTTCCAGGTGGCGGCGGTGAACGCAGCGGGCGCGAGCAGCTTCTCGGCGACGGCGAACGGGACGACCTACGCCACGACGCTGACGTTGAATTACATTTCGCCGGGTGGGCCTTATGCCCCCGGCTATGGCCCGGGTGTCAATGTCACCGCGACGCCGACGCCGGCCAGCCTGCGAGAGGCGTTCGGCAGTTCGGCCACCGTGCCGCCGGCCTCGGGCTGGATCAACGCGTCGAACTATAGCGGCAATCTGTGGGGCGGGTACCCGGACGAGATAGCGACCGCCGGCAGTTCCTACCTGTGGATCGAGGCGTTGAACGCGGGCGGCGCGGTGATCGGGCTGCTTGTCACGGGACCCTACGGCGTCACCTGACCGGGGCGTCCTCGGTTGGTACGGCGTTGCGCAGCTTGCCGAGCGTCCGCTTGAAGGCGCGGAGAGTGCCGGCCGGATAGTCGTGGTGAAAGATGTTGTCGAGCAGCCAAACCAGCTCGGCGATCTCCGGGTTGGTGGTGCCGGCACGCGATCACACGGGTAACCCAGGCTGCCATTCCCCCAACCGACATGTCTGGCGGTTCCAGATGGCGTAGCCATTTGGCGGGTCAGCACCGAGCGTGTCCCGGGCAAAGAATATGTATTCGTATGCCGTCGTAAATGACTTCGTCACCGCGGAGAGTTCAAACGTGTAGTCGGCGGCGGATACGAGAGCGGACATCAGAGGGGCTGCGCGTTGGCGGGCGTGCTCGAAGTCAATCGAAGGCTGGCCGGTATGACTTTCGCTGCGTAGCTCGAAGTCGGTGTGCGTCGTCACAACGTTGACGCCACGACGGCGGAGTTCACCATAGAGTTGAGGCCAGAACGTCGTCTCAGCTTGCAATGCCGGAAACTGCACGTAGACGTTGTGTATCCCGTCGATCATGACGCCTGTGTAAGGCAACCCCCGTGCCTCTGCGGCCCGCAGGCGATTATCGATCTTAGCCAGGAAGTCCTCCGGCGTGAGATTTCCCGGATAGAGCGCCATCACGTCAAGGAGCATGCTGTCCGCCGCCGATGAGGGTCGGTCCGGGCGCAACCCGGGTGGTCTACGGATACGGGCCGCAAGCTTGCGATAATATGTCGCGTGGTACAGGAACGACACGATCAGAATCCGGCTCTCGTACGAGTGCCGCACGTCTAGAGGGGCCTCAGAGGTGTGCCTTTCAGGCGCGAACAAATCGGGTTCGCTCCTAAACTCTCTGGAAGCCGGCATCGGTCGGCGGTGAAGAATGTACAGCCCGAGACCCGCCTTCCCAGAGCTGCCATAGCCGTAAATCAGGCTCTGGGTTCCGGCCTGTAGATGGACGTCGTCCCAACTGTCCGAGAGGCGAAGGATGCTGGCGGCGTCGGGCTCCGCCCACCTGCGCAACTTGCCTCGTTGGGCATAGCTCGACGCGTTCGGCTTGACGCGAAAACTGCGCGGACCGGAGAGGTGTAGCACGTGCGCACCGGAGATGGCTGGCTGGCGGCGTGCCTTGAGAAGGCGGAATATCCTCTCTGCCCGCGATTCCGGCGTGTCGAAGCCGCGCCGGTCGAGCTGCAGAACAAGATCACAAAGATAATCGAGACGGCGTATCACAGGCTCTGTTTCACCCACAGTGAACAGAAAGACGGCGCGCATATCACGGCACCGGTCAATTAGGCGCCTAAGCGAACTTTCGATCCCGTGGCCACTCGTCTTGGTCTCAAGGAAGAGTTGGTGGAATCCGTCGACTATGATCACAGGGCGAGCAAAGCTTGGAAGCTTGTTGTCTGATAACGATCCAACACGGAACGGATGGAACAGAGACGCCTCCTTCAGCGCGTCGTCAATGAGCGAGGTGAGCGCGACAGCGACGTCGATCTCTACGCCGTCGTCTTCCGCCACGCGCAGCTTGTGGGCGCGAAACCAGCCGTCCAGCCTGTCGGAGCCAACTTGGTGCGCCGGCACCGACCTGAAAAGCGACGAGCTCCGAGCGAGATGGCGGGGCACCGCTTCCCGCAGTCTCACCGTGATATCTTCCGGTTCCTCCTCACAGGACAGGAAGAGGGTTCGGCATCCGAGAGGCGCTAACGAGGCGGCAAGTGCGAGACATGCGGTTGTCTTGCCGGCACCGAACGGACCCGAGACGGCGGCAACAATGTCGCCGCTCGCGGCGAATCTGAGGCCGCCCTGGAAGATCTCGGACATTCCCTCGATCGGCAGAGGCAGACCTTCAAGCTCGTTGAGCAGCACCGCCGCGTCTGGCAAGCCAGAGTACTCGGGATGGAGCCTGAAGCTCACATGGCGGCCGAGCTCGCCGCCTTCCGACAGCGTAAAGAGACCGTCAGGCGTTCTGAGGAGCCGGTCGATCCGTGCCCAGGGACTCGTCGTCTCCGTCCAGTCAATCTCGAGTACGAGGATGCCTTGGGCCGCAAGGTAGTGACGCAAGAATACGGCCTCGCGATTTGCCGCGAGGTGCCCCTGCCGAGCGTTCTTGCTTGTAGCTGCCCTGGCCCAAATTTCCTCGAGCGCCACGGACAATGTGTCGTAGTCCAGCTTCAGAGGACGGTCGTCCCGCGAGGCCACGCGCTCGGCGAGCGCTATCCGGATCGCCGCACGCGCATAGATCTCGGTGGCAGGAGCCTCTGGATTGGAGAGAATCCTCTGGGCTACGTAGAACGGCGACGGACAAAAGGCGCTCGCCGGCTCGCGGCGTGGGTCGTGGTTGGCCGTCTGTGCCTTCTCGGCCTGCAGCACCCGCCTGCTGCGGAGAAGTGCCTGTTGCAGTATGGCGGATAGTCGAGTTCTTCCCAAGGAGGATAGACTCGGTTCATCCACACCGCTCTCGCGACCACGTCTCGCAGTAGTCGGGAAAAGGGACTGAAGTCTTCGATCCTCATCCGCTGCCCAGATATGCCGGTCTAGGCGGCGCCCCTTCCCCCTCCCTGGACCGAGCGCTTGCCGCAGCCAGTTAGCAAAGACATCGGAGATCGCGACATGCGGAAAGCCTGACGCGTCAGCCCCGAGCGCGTCCCTTAGATCGCCATCCCAGCCCGCCTCAAGCCGTATGCCGAGACTATGCTCGTCCTCGAACGACGTGCATCCTTGATCAGCGTAAAGTCGCTCGAAGTGCAAGGCAATCGCTGCAGCGCTGGCGTCCACCGTCGCTGTAACTAGGTCCGATACGCTGGTGCCCTCAGACACGCTTAGGCTTCACGTTCAATGGGCGGTGAGGTAACCAGCCCACCCGCGCCTGGGCGCTGATTAATTGCCTCGCGTCCCTGCGCTGTAAGCTCGACCAGTTGCCTCCGCCCCTCTGCGTGGCGCTCAACGAACCCACCAGTGGCAAGGTTCGCCAGCACGCGCGACAGATTGCCCTGCTTCAGGCTGAACTCCGCTTTTATTTCCTCGCGCCAAGCCTTCTTCCCCTCGTGCCCATCCAAGAACACCAGGATACGATATTCATGAGCCCTCCGACGAATGTCCTTCCGGGGGCGCGCGAGCCCATAGTGCACCCAGCGCAGGGTCTGATCCGCGATCCCGAGCAGCTTCGCCCCGAGCTCAACCTCGCCAGCATCGCGCATCAATCCAGCGGCGTACCGGTAAAGGTCGTGCCATGCCCGCATAGGCTCGCCGGCAAGCCTTTCTGCGGACTGCTTCCACGCAAGAGCGCCGAGGGCATCGTACATTCTCCCGCAGGCCTTCGGCTGCGGGCTTTCGAGCGTTTGGGCAATGAGGGGGCCGGCCTCGTCCGGCGGGAGCTCCCCAAGAGCAAGTAGCTCTATGGGGGAGAGGGTTGGGGCGCCGGTCGCGGCATTCCCGGGTGGGACGGCGCCGACTGCCAAGCTCCCGCCATCCTGCGGCGGTGCCTGCGTTTCGGTCATAGCTACTCAATTCCTCTTCCACAGTTCACAACGTTTCACAAACTCGGGGCGCGGTCAAGGGTTCCCGACGCAGGGCGTCGGTTCCAGGGCTGGTCTGAAACGAGGTCGGTTGCCTGCGACTTCAGGTCATCCGCGGGTGCGAGGACGTAGCCTATGCCCGGCGGCGGCAGGCGGTCGCCCTGCTGCACGACGAAGGTCTCCGTGCGCCATCTGGTTTTCATGTCCTGGGCCGTCGCCATGTGACCATCCAGTGTGCGTGCATTGCCGAACGACGGAACGAGCATTAGGTCCACGTCGAGCATGGCATAGGGGTTGTGCCGCGTGCCCCCCCTGTCACAGAAGTCGAGGCAAATCGCGACGCCAACGAGGGCGTCCTCAGTGACCACCACTGTTATCGCCCCGCCACGCTGGAGGGCCTCCATGGATCCGTTGTAGTCGTAGGGCATCGTCTTCTCATGGCGAGCGACGACCGCTCCGAACCCGTCCAGTATGGGCGCGACGTTCCGGTACCGGGCGCCCGCAGGCTCGTGCCAGGAGCCCGCTATGACGAGCGGGATGCTTCTCTGCCTCCCGGGGCGCGGCGGTTGCCGGCGCAGGCTCCGCTCAATCCGGTTGCGAAGGTCGGGGCTGATCGTGAGTTCCGGAAACACGACCGCGCAGCAGTCGTCCACCAGAGCCTGACGCATGATCTCGTCAGCGACTTCCTCCTGGCGATCGCATTGGACCGCCTTGATCCTGAAGCACTTGCCGACGGGTTCCGGTATAAGGTGAAGTCCGGGGAAGAGGCCGCCACCGAGTATCAGTGGTCCGTCATCCCGCCCAAGCCGAACTGCTGCGCAAGCCAGTCGCACAGCCCGGCTCCCAATCCGGGTGGGCAGTACACGGTGGTGGATCAGGGAGCGGTGTGTGAATGGCCCCGCGGTGACCGGTTTGCCTTGCCGAGCTCTGGGCGGCTTCCGCGGCAGGTAGCGCGGGATGAGGAAGGCATCGTCGGCCGAACCTTTAACTAACCAGGTACCCTCCGGATCTGACGGAAGGCCGTGATCATGTGCTTGGATCGCGAGCAGGTCGTCGAGCGCACGGAGGCGCGCGCCAACGCCCAACAGAGCCGCCACAGCATCGCTCGTCCCAGCCAAGCGCAGGCTGAAGTCCCCCCGGTGCATGGATTCCAGATCGAACGCAGCACGGCGAGTGAGGTCGGCCTCTTCGAATGTTGCGTAGTGGCGTAGCAACTCAGGCGGGGCGGCTTCGGCGATGAGATACCAGTCCACGAGCAGGCGCCTGCTCGCAACCAAATCGTCAATTGGGTGGATGTCCTCGACAGCGCTTCGCTTTGTGACTGTGGACAGCCACTCGTCCTCCGCGAGTTCAGTGCGGGTTTCTGCCACGGGGACGGTATTCTTTCGATGATTTTGCGGGAACGCGGCGGCAGGCTTCACGTCTCGGGTTGAGCGTATCCATTATCCTCTCCGTCTCCTCCCGACACGATAGCCACCCAGGTGGATAAACGAGTGCTGTGTTTCCACGACGCGATGTTGGCGTCCACGATTAGAGGTTCGCCTCGTCGCCCCCCGATAACATCGATCGTGGGCGCCGGAGGTCCGCGGGTCGTTCGCCAACCGCGAAGGTATAGCTGCACCACTGGGCAAGCCAAGAGAAAATCCGCCCAGGTTGTCTGGCGTGCCCCCTCACCACCGAGAAATGGAACACCTCGACCTGGCGGCTGGTTTGCAGATACATCGACCTCTGGACGATAGCGCCATTAGGTCCGCTTCGCACCCCAATCGGCCGTAGCCGGCTCTGTGACCAGCGGCACCGACATCCTGGCGGCTGGCGAGGCTGCGGCGCGGGCGCAATCTCCTGATCTGGCGGAGCGACAACCTGTGGCGCCTTCTCTCGGCTCCGGCCCGGACGACGTGACCATCCAGGTCGGCTCGAACCGCTTCGTCGGCTGGCAGAACGTGACCATCACCCGTTCCTGCGAATCCATGCCCAACACCTGGTCGCTCACCGCGAGCGCCGAGTTCCTGCAAGGCCCAGCACTCGCAGGCACCCGCCCCGGCCAGCCGTGCCTGATCTATATCGGGTCCGACCTCGTCATTACCGGGAAGATCGACCGCCGCTCCATCCCGATCGACGCACGCAATCACCAGGTCACTCTCTCGGGCCGCGGCATCACCCGCAACCTGGTCGATTGCTCGGCCGATCTGCTGAACGACCCGGGCATCCGCGGCGGCCAGATCAACGGCGCGAACGCCCTCGACGTAGCGGCCAAGCTCTGCAAGGCGTACGGCATCACAGCCTGTTCGGCCGTCGCCGACCTTGGCATCGCGATCCCGTCGTTCCAGGTGCCGTTGGGCGAGACGCCCTACCAGATCATCGAATCCGTCGCCCGCTACGCCGGCTACCTGGTCTACGAGGACGTGTTCGGCCACCTCGTGCTGGACCGCATCGGCACCGCGCGGCACGCCTCCGGCTTCACCCTCCCGGGCAACGTCGAGGCGATCAACGCCGAGCGGTCCGTCGATGGCCGGTTCTCGACGTACGTGGTGGTCTACTCCGGCGTCGACCAGACCGCCGACCTGGGCGGGCTCGCCAATCGCCGCGCCACCGTCCTGGATGACACGCTGGACGAATACCGGCTGCGCATCATCGTCTCGGAACAAATCGCGCCGACCCCGGCCGGGCAGCAGGCGATCGACAACGACGCCATCGCCAAGCAACGCGCGAATTGGGAAAAGGCCAGGCGCATCGGCCGGAGCCAGGGCGCCTCCATCACCTGCGACAGCTGGCGGGACAGCGCGGGCACGCTCTGGACGCCGAACAGATTGGCGACGATCGACGCGCCGGCGGCCGACATTGCCAACGCGACGTGGATCATCGGCTCGCTCACCTTCCGCAAGGACGGCAGCGGCACGCACACCGACCTGATCCTGATGCCGCCCGACGCGTTCAGCCCCGAGCCGAACCCGCTGAACCTGTTCGACGCCGAGCTGACCAACGCGCCGCAGACCTCGCAGGCTCCCGCGCCGCCATCCACCAGCACGCCGCCGTAGCGGCCGGAGGCTGAATGTCCACGTCTCTCGAAGCCACCGTCGCCATGCTGACGCGCCAGGTCGTCATGCTGGAGCGGCAGGTGAATGCGCTGATGCTGCGCCGAGGCGCACCGTTCGCGCTGGCCCGCACGACGCTGGCAGTGAACGACACCGGGCCGGTGCAGACGGTGCAGGCGCAGCTCGATGCGCTGTCCATGCGCGACAACATCCCGGTGCTGTATGGGTTCGGCGTCACCGGCTCACCGCCGATCGGCACCGACCTGCATTTGGCTTTCCTGGACGGCGACCGGGCGAAGTCGCTGGCGATCGCCGGCGGCCACCAGAGCTATCGGCTGCGCAACCTCGGCGTGGGCGATGCCGCGCTGTACGATCTCCGCGGCGCCTATGTCTGGCTGACCGCCGACGGTCCCTCGGTTGCCTGTGCGGGCAACCCCATGACGATCGCCGGCGATCTGCATGTCACCGGCGCCGTCATCGCGGGTTATGGCGGTGCCGGCCAGGTCGGCTTGCAGACGCACAAGCACGGCGAGGGCACCGCTGCCGCCGGCACCACCGCGCCGACGGCCAACACGTGATGGGCGACATTCGCATCGTCTGGGACCCAACCACGGGTACCGGCGACCTCAACATGCTTGGGGCCGGGCTGGAGCTGGGGCACGACCTGGAGACGGCTTCCCTCATCAGCATGTTCACCGATGCCCAGGCCGATCCCGGCGACATCGTGTTCGACACCGATCCGCATGGCTGGTGGGCGGACACCTATGCGGCGCTGGAGGACCCGACCCTCGCCGTGATCCCGGACGATCGTATCGGCTCGAAAATCTACCAGGCTTTCGCCCGGCCGCGCACGCAGGACACGCTGAACTGGCTGCGCGACCAGATCATCCGGTGCCACGCCTGGATGATTACCGATGGCGTCGCGTCGGCGGTGGACGCGCAACCGTTTTTCACCGGCCCGGGCGGCATCGGCGCGACCGTCACCATCACGGCGAACGGCGTGCCGAACCTCTACAGCTACGCCTGGTCGCAGGAATCCTGATCCATGCCTTTTTCCAGGCCGACCCTCACTGCGCTGCGCGCGCAGGCGATGCAGGACATCACCGCGTCCGATCTGCCGAACGCCGACGGGTTCCTGCGCCGGGCCGTGCTGCGCGTGCTGGCCTGGGTGCAGGCGGGTCTCGCCTATCTGCATTACGGCTACCTCGACTGGATCTCCTTGCAATCGACGCCGTTCACCTCGACCGGCGAATACCTGGAGGGATGGGCGGCGATGGCGCCCACCCCGGTGCTGCGGGAAGCGCCGACTTTCGCCTCCGGCGCGGCAGTCTGGCCGGGCGTGGTCAATACGCTGCTGCCAGGCGGGACGGCTTGCAGCCGGGGCGATGGCGTCCAGTACGCCACGGCGGCCGACGCGACGGTTGGCAGCGGCGGGTCGGTCGCGGTGACGGTGGTTGCCCTGGTGGCAGGCTCGAACGGCAACACCGACAGCGGCACCCCGCTGGAGCTTGGTGTCTCGATCGGCGGCATCAACGCCACCGGCGCGGCGACGGCCGCGATCACCGGCGGTGCCGACCTGGAGACGGACGGTCCGCTGCGGACCCGCATGCAGGAGAGCTACGCGGCGCCGCCGCATGGCGGGAACCAGGCCGATTTCGTCACCTGGGCGTTGCAGGTGACCGGCGTCACCCGCGCATGGTGTGCACCGAGGATCGCCGGCCCCGGCACCGTCACGGTGTTCTTCATGATGGACGTGTCGGAGGCCGGGTACGGCGGCTTTCCGCAGGGCACGAACGGCGTGGCCGCGGCGGAAACCCGCGACACTGCGGCGACCGGAGATCAGCTCGCGGTGGCGAACTTTCTCTACCCGCTGCGCGCGGTGACGATGCTGGTCTATGCCGTCGCGCCGCAGGCCTCGACGCAGGCGTTCACGATCGCAGGCCTGTCCGGGATTTCGAGCGCGCAGCAGGCGCAGGTGTCCGCTGCGCTGACCGCGCTGTTCCTGCAAAAGGACAGCCCGTTGGCAACCACGTCGATCGAGCAAAGTGATTGCGCCGCGGCGATCACGGCCATCGGCGGACTGCCGTCGTTCGCGATCACCACGCCATCGTCGTGGCCGATCACCTCGGCGGCCGGTTTCCTGTTCTCTCTCGGAACAGTCACCTATTCCTGATGGCGACCCCTCCTGCCTTTGGCGATACCGACTATCAGCAGGCGATGCTGCGGCTGTTGCCGACCGGTCGCGTCTGGCGGCGCGATACCGAGTCCACGCTATCGGCGGTCATGCTGGCGCTCGCGCCGACTTACACCCGCAGCACGGCGGCGGCGGCGCAGGTCCTGATCAACGCCAGCCCGGCGACGACGCAGAACCTGCTGGTGGAGTGGGAGAACTCGCTCGGCCTGCCCGACCCGTGCACGGCGGCGAACCCGTCGATCGAGCAACGCCAGGCCGCGGTGCGGGCAAAGTGGGGCGCGCGCGGCGCGTTGACCACGGCGTATTTCATCTCGATGGCGGCGGCGCTCGGGTTCGCCATCACCATCACCGAGTTCATGCCGTTCGCCGTGGACATGGGCTGCGATCAGCCGCTGTACGAACCAGGGTGGGCGTTCGTCTGGCAAGTGAACGCGCCGGAGGTCGTGACTTTCTATTTTTCCGTCGAGGACTCCGGCGTGGACGATCCGCTGGAAACCTACGACGCCGGCGAGCTGGTATGCCGCATCACGCAGGACGCGCCCGCGGGCACGTTGGTGCTTTTCGTTTTCTCCTGACCGGGAATTTTTCATGCAAAGAATCATCGACCCGACAGCGGTGGCAACGCTGCCGGCGCCGCCGACGTTGACCGGCACGACCGGATATTTCGGCCCTGCGGTGCCGGGTATCTCGCCGGCGACGCGCCTCCGCTACTGGTTCGTCAACATGATCCAGGAAGAGCTGATGTCGATCCTGGCGGCGGCGAGCATCACCGCCGACACGACCGGGACGGTGTTCAACCAGGTCTTGCTGGCGATCCAGGCGCTGATCGGTGCCATCCCGCACGGGGTGCAGAATTTCACCACGTCCGGAACGTTCACCGTGCCGGCCGGGGTGACCGCGATCGAGGTCGAGGTGTGGGGCGGAGGTTCCGGCTCCTGGGCATCCGTCTCGGGTATTCCCGGTGGCGGCGGATCGGGCGGCGGTTACGCGCGAAAGCGCCTGTCTGGCCTGACGCCCGGCGCGACGATCACGGTGACGATCGGGGCCGGCGGGACTGCCGGGACGACTTCTCCGGCCGCGCCTGGCGCCGGCGGCGCCACCAGCTTCGCGGGAGCAGGGTTTACCGCCGTCAGTGCGACCGGCGGCGCCGTCAGCGTCTCAAGCACGACCGGCATTCCGGTGTTTGGAAATAAGGCCGGCGTCGGTTCCGGCGGAGACGTCAACCTGTATGGCGGCGACGGTGGCAATGGCGGCACCGGACAGGGCAACTCCGGAGTTGTCGGCGGCGTCTGGGGCGGCTTCGGCGGCAATGGGCCTCTGGCCGGCGGGTGCAACGACACGGCGAATGGCGTCGGGATAGCGGGCTACTTTCCAGGCGGCGGGGCATCTGGCGCCGGCACCGGAGCAGCGGGCACGACGGCGCAGAACGGCGCAGCCGGTGCGGCCGGCCTGTGCATCGTGAGGTGGTAGCATGTATGGCACGCTTCGCGGTGTTCCGGTGAGTCGCGAGCCGATCTGGCTCCCGTCGAAGCTGTCAACTGCCATCAAGGGCTATCGCTACGAGATCGACCCGCTCGATGCGCAGGTGCTGAGTTCGCTGTCGCTCGCCGCTGCGCCTTCGGGCACCGGAGAGCTGATGATCTCCGCTCTGGCGTTCGCTGCCGGGATTGTCACCTTCACGGCGGCGGCCGGGCAGCCGACCCGTTGCTACACGCTGCTGCTGACCGCGACGCGGTCGGACGGCAAGGTGAGCGGTTACCTGTTCAAGCTACGAGTCGACAACGTGCTGGTCACCGACCAGCCGCAGGTGCCCCCGGCAGCGGGGTTTGGCACGGCCGTCCTTTGGCCGTGACGGGCCGAACGCTGGCGGGCCTGTCGGGGTCGGTCCAGGCCATGGAAGTAACCTATCGGAGGATTTCAGCTTCGGCCGCGGCGAATTCTTTCATTGCTTCTTCCAAATCCTTTAGGATGTCCTTCAGTAGTGTGTGAGGGGAGGCGTTTTTGGGTGCGCTCCCTGGTTCATGATCCCATTGAATATCGAGACTTGCCTTGTCTCGTGCAATGATGTCCGAGTACGTGAAGCGGTGGAATTTGTCAGTTTCCTTGCGTTCAGCACGATTGCTTGCACAAAAATTGTGGACGAAGTCTGTCATGTCTTCGATCTCAATCGGATTCTGCCTAAGGGAGAATTTCTGGTTCGAACGCAGGTCATAGACCCACGTCTCCTTCGTCGCCGGCGCTTTCGCACTTGGCTTTTTATCGAAGAACAACACATTCGCCTTCACGCCGGCAGAATACCAAATGCCGGTCGGTAGGCGTAGAAGGGTGTGGACGTCGCACCGTTGAAGCAGTTCCCGACGTATCTTCTCACCGGCGCCGCCTTCAAACAGCACATTGTCTGGCACTACCACAGCGGCACGGCCGTTCTCTTTCAGCATTGAATAAACGTGTTGGACGAAGTTCAGTTGCTTATTGCTGGTGGTGGTCCAGAACTCTGGGCGTTCATAAGAAATCCTATCGGTCTGGCTCTTTCCTCCCGCACCGATGATGGTGAAGCTGCTCTTCTTGCCAAATGGCGGGTTCGTAAGAACCATATCAACCGGCTCAACCTTAGTTTCAAGGCTGTCAGAAATTGAGACCACGGGATGCGCGTGATTAGCGCCAATTCCACGCAGGAAGAGGTTCATAGCGCATAGACGCGCGACATTGGGAACAAGATCTATTCCCTGCAACGCCCTCGTTCGGAGGTGATTCTTCTCCTTGGGGGTTTTTACCCTGTCCAGAAGATACTCGAACGCGGCTAAAAGAAAGCCTCCCGTACCACACGCCGGGTCCGAAATCCTCATCATCGGCTCTGGTCGCATGACATCTACGATCGCACGAATTACGGGTCGAGGCGTAAAGTACTGTCCAGCTCCCCCCCTCACGTCTTCGGCATTCCTGGCCAGTAGCCCCTCGTAAACCTCGCCCTTAACGTCCAGATCAAGACGAGACCAGTTCTCACCGTCTATCATCTGAATCAGCAAACGCAGTTTGGCCGGATCGTTGATTTTGCTCTGAGGCTTTGTGAAAATCAAACCAATCAGGCCAGGGACCTCGCTCAGCTTTCGCAGCCCCTGGTGATATCTCTCCAAAAGCTTCTGGTTGTCGCCAATGCTCCTCAACACGCCCCAAGTGTAGCGAGATGGTATCTCGTCCACGCCGGATTGACGGTGCTCCCACGACATCTTAATGAAAAGTAAATACGTAATTTGCTCTGTATAATCCATGAAAGCTAGCCCATCATCCTTGAGGACGTGAGCGAAGCTCCAAACTTTCTGGATCAGCGCCGCACTTTGTTGACGCATAGGTTCGATGCCTCGGTTCAGGATGTCGGTGCTTCAGATGCCAACCGTTGCGCCCACTGCTCGCTCCGACTTCGGAGACACTCAATAGCGACGGCTGAGAATTCCGCCCGGAATGCCAACATCTCCCGAATCTTCATCATCTGCTCCTTAATTGCCTGTCTGTTTGTGGCCGACGGGGATCTGTTTTGTTGGTTGAGTAAGTTTTGGCAGCGATTCACTTCCCGCGCGCATTTGGACCAGATATCGCGGCGCGCCTCCATCAACGGTTCGTGCTCACGCAGTTTGTATCGTTTGATCGACTCCTCGACACGAGTCTTACTCCAGGCGTCCAGGTCCGGTAGCGGCTTAATGTCCCCGTTCTCGTCGAAACATAGCAGTATCGGATCCTCCGGTCGGGTAGGGTCCAACAAATAGGGAAGCTCATCCTCAATGTTGCGGTCGGTCGCGGTGGCTTGGTGCGTGCTGCTCCGGAGGGGGAAATACGCCCCCTTTTTTCGGTTTCCAACATTGCCGCAGACCCGGAAGTTATGCCAGTCAAAGGCTAGCCACCAATAGCCTTCACCACGCTCCTTGCCGTCTATGTCTTTCGCCGTGCCTTTGGGGCGATAGTGCTCCACGTCCAAGTGACTGAAGGAATCTCGAGACTCGGAAAACCAGCATTTTCCCGCCGAGAGTTTCAGAAGCCACGGTTTCAGATCACCCCACACCGCGCTGTTGTCCTCGATTATCTTGTCCCTATCCAGTTTTGTGGCAGCAGCATCCAGCCGGGTAGTTAGCGCGCAGGCTCTCTCGTACCAGGACTTGCAGGGTTCTTGGCCGTCCAGATTAATGAACCTCACGCCTTCTTCTCCTCACGAAGAATGCCATCAATGATTTCGTCGGCAATCTGCTCTTGCTGCTGTTGTTCGCCTACCGACAGGACGGGCTTACGAAACTCCGGCCGACGTGCCATCGCTCGGACAAACTGCGCATAGTCTGGATCTCGAAACTCCCTGCCAAAACCTAGATCGACCAATTCTTGTGACAATCTGCTGAATTCTCTGTCTTCCGCCTCCGTGCGCCTGTCGCCAACTGCCAGCAGCCGTGCGCGATCATCCAGCATTTTCTGGGTCTCCGTCCCCACCGCACTACGCAAGCCGAACATATTTCGCAAAATTCCTTGGACACCCATACCCAGTGGATCTTCCTCGGGTTCGCAGCTTGCGACCTTTCCGCTCTCTGAGTCCCGTTCCAGTATAATTACCTGATTACGTCGTAGGTTGGTGAGCACGAGGGGATCGTGCGTGGCAACAAGAAGATGGCTATCTCTCCCAACATCAGCGTGCCTTCGGAGGATGTTCAGGTATTCCATGCCCCAGGCCGGGTTGAGATGGGTGTCCGGCTCATCTAGCAAAAAAAGCGAGTCCTCGTCCCGGGTAAAGCGCAGCATGCCGACAACGGTGAGCAGTTGTTGTTCACCCTCACTAAGCTCGCGGAATGTCAGCGCCCCCGCATGACGCACCTGAACACGGATACGCGTTTCGTGGATCAGGTCGGACATAAACGTGCTTTCCAACAACTTGAAAAACTCGGTGGCCCTAAATGCTTCCGCTTGCACATCAAGCCTCTGTTGGCCCGCTTGCGATTGCATAGAAGCCAATGACCGTCGTGCAAGCTGCCGCAGCTTCTCCAAACTAGGAAGGTAAAGATAAAGAAACTCTGTGCTCTCTATGCTATCAAAACTATGTTGGATCCTACCTGGTAGTCGAAGAGGTGCTAGTGCGCATTCGTACACGCACGCCAGAAAATCCTTGACAACCCCGCCAGCATGCCAGAAGCGGGCATCCCCATCCTTGCGCTGTTTCTGACCCCGCGCCCAATGAGGGCGCTTCAGAACAAAGAGCGCACTATCAAGGGCCTCGATCCACAAATACTCGTTGAGGAACTGGCGCACTTCCTCGTCTTCTGTCATAAAGAATGCCAGCAGCGCGAAATGCGAATGGATCGGCTTCGCATAGAACAGCGGACGAAGTGGGATGACATTACCCTTTAGCAATTCGTCACGAAACTCGAGTTGTGGTTGGAAGAAGTGGTGTTCAAGCCTATTGCTCATACCCGAATAATAGGTCACCACATATCGTGGGAGGAAGGTTCGAATCTCCCGTCTCGCAATCCGGCGCTCCTTACCCTGCTCGACTACCGTAAACGAAAAGCTTTCAATTGACTCCCCGTTCCTCGCAGCAAATGGCATCTTTGGATGGGCATCGTCTGTGTCGACGGTCGCAGTGGGTGGGTTCCAGATACGCACCACAATAGCCCCATTGCGTAGTGTGTACCTGAGGTCATAGGCAAAGTCTGTCGTTGCCTTTCCTTTGATAAGGTCACGGAATATGATGACTAGTGCTTCGAACAGATTGCTCTTTCCCGCGCCATTCCTGCCCAGCAGTACGGTCACGGGTTCCTCAGACTCCTCGTCGAGGTCCATCACGAAATCGTTCAGATTCTTGAACCGATCGATCTTGAGGTAGATAAGCCTCATGGAACGACCTTCAATAATGTCACTCCCGTAGCGGTCCGTTCCTCTGAGATTTTAGCCGGGTCGATTGTCAACTCACGAAGCTCAACAAAGAATTGGTCGATCGACTCCTGTGAGTGGCCAGACGCCTGGAACAGTTCCTCCGGTGTCATTGCTTGGCCGCTATCCTTCAGTACAGCGAGCAGCGCTCGACGGCCGATGGTCTTTACTCTGGATCTTGGTTTTGCCATAGGTACGCCTTTTGGCCTTCGGGCTTCAACTTCTTTAGCTATCTGGATTCGTTCAAGCAAGAGTGAGGCTGGCTCATCATTGGAATCTTGTGGAACGAAGCGACCCGAGAGAGCTTCGTCTAAGAGCGATTGCCGAGCGGCGTGAGCGCGGGTGGCCTGCTGCTCCAACGTCACTTCCAGCCGAGATGCGGCCGACAGGCGGCGCTCGACTTCGTGGACGATCTCCGATTGTTCGGCAAGCGACGGAAGTGGAACAGCCAGCCCTTCAAGGGTCTGCAAGTTGATATTCTTCTGGGCCGTGGCAGGAGCGTACCGCTCTAATTCGGATTTTTCTGACCGAATGCAAAGCTCAACGAAGCGAACATTGAGCAGGACCTCATCTTGGGTAAATCCTACTACGCTATCCGGGAAGCAGGCAGGGTAAGTTAGGATCGCTGTTTCAGCAATATTTGCCGCAATTGTTATGCAGAGAGTTCCAGCCGGCCACAATCGACTTTGTTTTAGACCGAACTCGCTGTAGGTCTGCGTATGTTCGACGATTGTCCCGCGGGACCTTCGGATATCGCCAGTCTGGATGAACGGATAGGGCCCCCCGTAAAGACGGGCATCATCGCGCGGGCGATGTCTGGATTTGCCGCGATCTAACTCGCCAATTTGGGCAAGAGAAGCCCACGCCCAGCCCTCTGGCAATTCAGGCAACTGGTCAGTGCGTGGAGGCATAGGCTCACGATAGCGCGCCTTCCACTGGTCATCTCTGAGAATTTTGTTGGCGGTGTGTTGGCGCTGCAACTCGCCCTCCTCCCAAGCGGCGCGCCGCGCAGCGAGTAAGCGGGTCAACAAAGCGTTACCTGTCTCTGATGATTCCTGCGGTTTTGGCTGGCGTTCACGCCATACACGCGTCAGCTCACCAGTCACGGCGGCATGGACGACGGCGGCTCGATAGCGCTGGAGCCGATCGCGTGCCCGGCGCATGGCATCCTCGGCCCGATCTACGCCTGCCAACGCCGCAGCTAGCTTAGCCGCTATTGTTGTTTGTTCGCGCGTAGGAGGGAGCAGGATCGGCTGCGCAAACACGTCGTGTGCATGGACGGCTGGATAGTTCGAGCCTGTTTGGAGCGCGTGTAGCGGTCGCATAAAACTTTCTGATAAGACCTGATAATAGAGGAAATGGGGTGACACTCCTTCAGCCGCGCGGAGAACTACGAAGCCTGTCGATCCAATGGGGTTCGGATAATCCCCCTCGAACATGGCGATGTTTCGCAAGTACGTCCGTACAGTGGAAAACAGAATGTCACCTCTGCGCAGTACCTGTCTAGCACGGCTCGGTGCGGTTCGGCCTTTCACAGTCTTGCTGACTGCAATTTGGTTTCTCTGGTTATCAATACTACCGATATCGAAGTAGCTAAATTCAGCGTCGGGGGTGCTTTCCGGAAGGATGCTTTCCACCGGGATGCAGACCTCGCCCAGCGTCGTTTTAATCCACCCCTGCGGCAATGTGTCAGGCATCTTGCTGTCAAGACGTCCCAAATCAGCAAATCAGCTTCTCAACGTGCAGCCACACCGGCCGTAGGCCTTGGTGGTGCTCGGGTCGCGGTGACCGACGCGTCCTGAGCCACCTCAAGTTGCGTCCATGCTCCGGCACGTCGGTTAGCAAGGCGGTCCCCCTCGAGTGTTCCCACCACGAGGTCGACCGGACTAGGCGTGCGCCGGAGCGTGTTCGTGGCTCGGCTGCAGTTACGGCGCGGCGGTCGGGACAACGGCTCCTCGATGTTGTCGGCATGGCCGGCCGCCTCCAGATTGGTGTGCAGCCGCGCTGCGGTCTGCTGGTTAGTTTCCGGTGCGCCGTGCCCCGATTTTTGCACGGCTCATGGCGAAGGATAGCCCCGATTCTGGTGCAGGTCGATGTGGAGCGGAACGAAGCAGAACCTGGCATCTTCGAAACTGCGGCCCGCGGGCGGGAGTCCTACAGGCGCGCCTCTACCTAGAAATCACGTGCGGAGTGGTCTCGGAAGCTCCTGAACGACATCGGGTGAATGGCTACTTCCTCCGTAACCCCACCAGATCGGATGCCGGCGCCATCCCGTCCAGCAGCAGATCGGCCCAGGTCTGCGCCAACTCCCGGCGACGCTCCATGTGCTGCGCGCGGTTGTACGCCGCCTCGACCGCCCCGCGTGCCTCGCTGTGAGCCAGCATGAGGTCAATGACCAGCCGATCGGTGGGGAAGCGCTCGTTCATCACCGTGGAGAACGTCGCCCGCCAACCGTGCGGGGTTTGCACGCCCGACAGGTCCGCCCGGCGCAGCATGACGTTCAGCGCATTGGCGGACAGGCCGGCCCGCGCCGACCTGGCGCTCGGGAAAATGTAGGACATTCGCCCGGACAGCGGGCGCACCGCCGCCACGACCTCCGCCGCTTGTCGAGACAAGGGCACGACATGCTCGCGTCCTGCCTTCATGCGCCCGGCCGGGATGCGCCAGACGTCGCCCTCTATCTCCTGCCACAGCGCCCCCGCCACCTCACCGGGACGAGTCGCCGTCAGGGCCAGGAAGCGCAGGGCCAGCCGGGTGATTGGATAGGCAGGAATGGCCTCTGCCGCGGCGAGGGCCGCCCTGGCGGCGTCCAAAGTCGTCGCGGCGGGGCGATGGCCGCCGCGTGGCATCGGCGACATTGCGGCCCGGATTGCCTCGGCCGGGTTATGCTCGGCCACACCCTCGCCGATCGCGAAGGCGAACACGTCGGCCAGCCGACCGCGGATGCGGTGGGCGGTGTCGATCGCGCCACGACGCTCGAGTATGCGAAGCCGCTCGAGTACCGCCGGGGCGGTCACGTCGCGGATCGGCGTTGCGCCGAGCGTTGCCAGTATCTCGGTCTCCAGCCCGTTCAGCACGTCCACCGCATGGTGTGGCTTCCAGCGCGGGGCGTTAATGGCGTGCCAGCGATGGGTGATATCGGCCAGGGTGGGAAGCACCGGAGCCGCCGGAGGGGCCACGCGTGGATCCTCGCCAGCCGCCAGCCGACGCCGGGCATCGT